TCCGATCCGTCCGCGATGTCGAGCGTCGAGAGGTCGAGCCGTTCGCGGCTGGGGGCGGAGCCCTCGCGCGAAATTTCCATACACTTGAACGAGGCGCCGGCGAACGTGAACGTCGTCCCCTGCGAGCTGATCCAGGTCACGGGATCGGGCATTTCTCACTCCTCCCAGGCGATCGAGTAGGTTTGTTCGACGACGTAGGTCGGCTCGTCGCGGCCGTCCATAAACACGGGATCGCCGTCCTGCTGGCCGTCGATCCCGACCCGATGGATCTTCAGGTCCCCAACCGAACCGGCAAAGTTTCGGAGGGCGAGCCGGATCGCCTGGGCGATCTCCTTCGCCTGGAGGTAGCCGTCCGCGTAGATCTCGACCTGGAACGTCCCCTCGACGATCGTCGCCAGGCCCGGCGTTTCGTCGAGCGTGTCGATGTCCTGCTGCCCGGCCTGGCCGAACATGACGAACGGGGGAGCCTGGCCGGCCGGGACCCGCAGGGGAAACGCGTTGCACAAGGCCGCGGCCTCGATCGCGGTCCGGAGCCAGCCCTCGGGGTAGGTCGTCGGCATGGGGTCACCTCTTGCGCCGGAAACCGGCGGCGCCCCCGGGGTTTTTGTTCGAGGCCAGCTCGGTCGTCGCGGCCTCGAGGGCCTTCGCCATTTCGCGGACGAGCATCCGCGAGACCGGAGTCTTTACCCGGTTGTGGACCCGCTCCATGATCGCGCGAGGCTTGATCGTGGGCGTGCCGAACTCGAGCCAGATCGCTTTCCGGGATTCGGTCCCGTACTTGTAGCCGAGGCGGCCGATCATCATTCCATCCCGGTTGCGGCCGACGTACTTCGAATTGACGGTCGCGGCCCGGCGCAGCGACCCGGCCACGTTCCGTTTCTTGCCGCTACCCTTCTGGAACCGCCCGCGGTCGTCCCGCTTGACGGCGCCGGCTCGCATGATCCGGCCCTTCTGTTTCGGGGTCTCCGCTTTCAGGATCGGGAGGCCGATCCTCTGCGCCCGTTTCATCGCCGCCGCGAGATGCTTTTTCGCGATGTGACGGGGCAGGGCGGCATAGCGCGCCATCAGCGCGCCGACCTCGCCCGACATCCCGTTCCAATTGAGCCCGATCACGCCGCGGCCTCCTCGTCGACCGTCAGTTCCATTTCCTCGCGGGCACCCTTCTCGACGACCGACGAGATGTAGAGGACGCGGCCGTCGCGGTTGAGCCAGCGCAGCCGCCAGTTTCCGCGGAGGTCGGAGCGGTAACGGATCCGGACCGTCGCCTGGGTCGAGCCGCCGACCTGGGACCGCCGGGCCTGCTCGGAGTAGGTGACCGCCTCATAGGATCCGTAGACCCGCGCGACCTCCGTCCAGGACTGGACGGATTCGCCCAGAGCGTTCCGCGTCTCGGTCGGGGAGTCGATCGCGAACAGCTCGCGGAGCAGGCCGGAGGGGAGCCCCATTCAGTAGCCCCCCGAATGCGATTCGGAGGCGAGCAGGGCCTCGAAGGCCTGCGGCAGCTCGACCGCCCCGTCCTCCGCGATCACGCCGCGATTCTTGAACAGGTGTTCGCAGTAGAGGAGCAGCGCCGCCCGGATCTGGGGCGAGATCCCGGCCCCCGGGGCGACCCCGCCCCAGTAGGTCGCGACGATCGGCCCGACCGAGCCCGACGGGATCTCGACCAGGGCCGGCATCGCGTCGGCGTCGACCTCGAGGTCGCCGGAGGCGATCGCCACCCCGTCGGCCGTCACCGTCAGGGGGTAGGCCTCGGAGACCAGGAGCGGCGGATTCGGGATCGTGAGGACCGCCGGGGCAGACCGCCAGGTCGCCCGGTACTGGGTCGCGACGAGCGTCTGGCCGAGCCGCCGCTCGACGTAGCGGCGGGCGGCCGCCACCTTCCCGAGGAGAAACGCGTCGTGATGGTCCTCTTCGGGAGTCATCCCGAGCTGGTGTTTCACTTCGACGAGGGAAACGGGCTCGACGGTCGGCCACTGGAGGACGCGAATCGTATCGGGTTTCATGCTTGAACCACCGAATGAATGTAGTTGGGCTGGAGCGTGGTCAGTGTGATGGAGCCGCCGAGGAACAGGTCGACGTACTTCGTCGAGAGGCCGCCGTTGGTGATCGTCTGTTCCATCCAGGCGTCCAGCCGGAAGGCCCGCGGATAGGCGACGTAGCGCGAGTCGAAGTCGAGCCCGGAGATCCCGTAGAACGTGGCCGGCGCGAACGTGAGCGCGACCGTCCGCAGGCCGTTTGCGTCCGTGGTCACCGTGGGCGTGATGGTGATCGTCTTCCCGGCGTCCGTCGCGCTCGCCTCGACCTTGCAAGTCCAGCCGCCGTAGGCGAGGCCGGCGACGAACTTGACCGTGACGGTAACGCTCGCGCCGTTCCTGACGAGGTTGACGCGGGCGGCCCCCATCCCGCGGAGGGCGGTCACGATCACGTTCCCGCCCGTGGGGATGGGCATCGTCTTACCTCGTTTCGAACGTGACGCTCTGTACTGCCCGCTCCATGCCGGGGAGCTGCTGCTCCTCTGCCACCCGCTGCGCGACCCCGCTCTCGACGAGGACCTTCGCGAGGCTGGGGGTCGCGGAGATCACCTCGCCACGCCGGTAGCCGCGGTAGGCCCGGAGCAGGCGGAGCGGCTCGGGATCCATCGGGGCCTCCTGATACGGGTCGGCCCGGGGGCTGGCATCCCTGCCGGCCCCCGGGCCTGGTCTCACGTTTCGCGGTCGGATCAGGACGCGGCCTTCGCCAGGCGGCCGACGAACTCGGGGCCGTGGTTCGCCACTCCGAGCCGGGTCGACGCCACGAATAGCGTCTGCCGGCTGCGGACGAGCAGCTCGCGGGCGGTCGTGATCTGCACGCCGTCCGCAGCCATGCCGATGGCGGTCGCCATCGAAAAATCACCGAACAGGGCGAGCGTGGTCGCCGGCAGACCCTTCGCCAGGTAGACCGGAGCCCCGAAGATCGACGGGACGACCCGGCCACCGCCGACGGTCATCGTCGTCTGCTGGGCCGACCAGAGCTTCATCAGGTCGACCCAACCGGCCTTCGAGCAGACCCAGGCACCGTTGCCCATGATGCTCTCGTCCACCTTGCCGACGACGTCGGCCAGGTTCGCGACACTCGTCGCGGCATTCGCCGCCACGGTGACCGTGTTCCCGCCGGCCACGGCGGCCGCGAGGCCGGTGATCGACGGGTTCGACGCGTTGCCGCTAAACGTCTTCGAGTCGAGCCAGGTCGCCAGACCGTAGGAGATCCGGTCGACGATCAGGCCGGCGACGTCGATCGGGCTGTCCGCGAGGAGCGAATTCGAGACCGCCACCGAGCCGCCACCCTCATAGAGGGTCAGGTCGGCGCCGCTGGAAGAGATGTCCTGGTCCGTGAACGCCGTCCCTTCGGCCGCGAACCCGAACGTGAAGTCTCCGCTCTTCGGGAGCGTGAGCTTCTGGCCGTTTGGCCGGAAGATGCTCGCGAGCTGCATCGCCACGCTCTGATACTGGAGCCGGTTGACGATCGCGTTGTAGAGCTGCGTGACGACGTAGTCATCGCCGTAGCCGTCGACCGTCTCGCCCATCGCCCGGCTCTCGATCCCCGCCATCCGGCAGAGGTAGGCGCCGCAGGCGGCGGCCGCCTTGAGGCTACGGAACGAGCGGACGCCGGCGCGGATGTCGGCCTGCTCGAACTCGGGAGCCTCGGGGGCCGGAGCCTTCCGCGCGTCGGAGTCGGAACCGCGGACGCCGCGGAGGGCCGCGACCTTGTCGTCGAGCGACCGCTCGCCGGCGGCCGCCTTCGCGATCTCTTCGGCACGGGCCGCCAGGCCGGCGAGCCGCTCCTCGACCTTCGCCTTCTCGGCCTCGTCGGCCGGGGTCACGGCGCGGAGAGCGACGATCTCGTTCTCGACGGCGACGGATTCGTCCTGGAGGCGGGCGAGCGTTGGGCTGGGCATGGTTCGCGTCCTTGCGTGTTCGTGGTTGTGGGGCAACGAACGCGAAGATCAGCGACGATCGCGATCCGGCAAAGTCGGAACCGTCCTACCGTAGGACGCCAGCGCGCTTACAGGT